AAAGGTTTTAACATTAATTATTTATTTTTAAGGAGATTGAAATGAGTGTAGCAGGAAATACTACCGATAATCTTCGTCGTGAGGTCAGGGACGCGTTTTATAGTCCCAAGTGGTTAGACTACAATCTTAAGCATTTGCTATGGCAAAAAATGGCTATGCAAATCGAGATGCCTAGCGGTGAAGGAAAGACAGTTCATATTAAAGCTTGGAATCCCCCAGCTAGAGTAATTACTCCAGTACCCCTTCTTGAAGGTGTTACTCCAGATGCACGTAAACTTACTCGTAGAGAAGTTAGTGCTCAGTTAGTTTTCTACGGAAATTATTTAGAGCACACTGATTTATTAGAGACTATTTTTGAAGATGCAGATAACTTAAAAACTGGTGAGAATCAATTCTTGGCTACTCTTCAAGCTGAAGAGCGCGACATGGCTATGTTTAATATTCTTACTGGTGGTACTAATGTTGTATATGCAGGTGGAGTTAACTCCCGAGCTAACGTTAAAGCTCCAATTTCTATTGGTGATTTACATGCTGTAAACCGAGCACTTAAGAACGGTCTTGATGGTCGAGCAGGAATGCCGATTACTGAGATTATGCGTTCAGACGGCAGTTTTGGTACAGTGGATATTGAGCCTTCATACGTTGCAGTTATAACTCCAGATTTAGAGTACGATATACGTTCATTGCCTGGATTCGCTCCTTCAAGTTCGTATGCTGCTACTACTAAATTAATTGACGTTCATGAGTTTGGAAAAGTTGATAATTTTCGATTTATTTCGACTACTAATTATGAGCCTTTCCGCGATGCTGGAATTGCTAATCCTTCAGTTGAGAATGTTCTTTATACTGCTGGTGATGGTGGTGCTGGAAGTAAAGCCGATGTTTATCCTATTTTGATTTTTTCACAGGATGCTTATGCTACTATTCCTTTGACTGGTGAGCAGGGTATGATGTTGATTAGAAAAGATTTAGGTTCCTCTGGTGGATTAGATCCTTTGAATCAGAGAGCAACTGTTGGCTATAAGAATCCATTTGCTGGAGTAATTTGCTTTCAGGAAAGATTGATCCGACTTGAAGTAGCTTGTACTGCTCAAGCAGGACTATAGGAAGTGAGGTAAGAAAATGGGACTTGATAAGCACGGAATTTTTAGACACACTTATACTGTTGTTGATGGCAGTGTAGATATGATTCAAGAGTTAGGTTTTGAACCTTCTGAGATTGAAATTTATAATGAGACTCAAAAAGTCACTACTTTTTTAAAAGGTGACATGGCAGCCTCAGATGCGATTTCATCGGCTGGTGATGTAACAGATGCTGCTCATATTAGTAAGTATGAGGGTGGAACGGTTGTTTTGCATGATAATGGTCAGACTCCAACTTATAAAGATTCAAAGGGTAATTCGTTGAGTTCATCTCTTTATAAGGATCTTGAAGGTAGAGACTCATTGTTGCAGAATTTACCTAAGTTAGAGTTGTCAGATAGCGAAGGTAGTCAGTATATTACTAAGGCTGGTTTTAAATTAGCTGCTGATATATACAGTAATAACGACGTTATACACGTAAAAGCTGTTCGTTAATTCAATAGATAGCTAGAGGCTTCGGCCTCTAGCTTTTTATTAATTTTATAAATTAAAAAAGGAAATAAAAATGGCAAAGAACTCGAAAATTTCTCCAGAGATTGCTGCACCCCCTGAACAAGAAGATTTACTTCATCAGTTAGAGACTTTGAAAGCTCAGTTAGCTGAGAAGGATGATCTTATTGCTGAGAGGGATGCTGAGATTCATTCTTTAGAGTACACAATTTCTACAGACTTGATTACTTTTGAGCGTCAGTTAGCTAAAGATCATGAAACTATTTTGCGTAATTATGGCGAGAAGGTATCTAAATTTCCTCGTCATATGAAGACTGTAGTTAGAGATCATACAGGTTTTAATGGTCAGCGTCTTACTAAGCAGATTGTTGACAAGTCTCGTTGGACAGACGAGCAAGTTAGAATTTATCAAAAGTATGAAGATGCTTTGAAAGAATTAGATGATCGTCGTAGAACAACTATGGTTGCTGTGACTTTAATTGATGATCCTGATGTAGCGGATGGTCAGTTGAATTGCGGTGTTAATGGTCAGTTATTAGGATTGTATTACTCTAACGATTACATGGTTGAGGGAGCTAAGGAAGGTAGACGGGTTCAGTTAATTCCTTATTGTAATTATGACGCAATAATGAAGTCGTACAAAGTTAGATTTAAGCCTATTGTAAACTCGACAGGTGGTGAAGGTCATTTACCTTACAAGATTACCCCAGTTGTTGAAGCATCGTTGGCTACTCCTGAACAGATAGAAGAGCACAATAAAAAACTTCGTTTAGGCAATAGACGTAGAAACATGGAGCTTTCTGGTTAGGTAAACTTTTAGTACGAGGTTTAATGGCTATGTGAGGGTCTAATGGCTGAGAAAAATATTCGTGTTTTTAAGGGTCTTAACAGTGTTACAGACCCTTCTTTTTTAGATGAAGCTGGTGGTCAGTTAGTTTGGGCCGAGAATATAGATTTCCGTTCGGGGAAAATTAGGGCGTTACCTAATAGCGAAGAACTGGAATCTGTATCCATATCTGATAGTACTGCTTTTACTGCTGGTGCATCTGAGACTACTGCGGATAGAGGTACTTTTTGGTATTACGATCAATTGTACCAAGCTTCTTCTTGGGCTCAGCAAGATTCTTTATATTGGACAGTTTATAATGAGGCAAATAAAGATTATTTATTTGTATACTCTTCATTAGATGATAGAGTTCCGTTTACTTCGAATGGGTGGAGTGATGGGTATTTAAGAAAGAAGATAGGTGTTCCAACTTATTTAGAAGTGAAACCTAATTCTCAAACTCCTGATGTAACTGCGTTATCTACAGGGTATAACTTTCACAGTCTTGACTTTGATCCTAGATACGCTATTTCTTTTACTCAGAATTTTTTAGGTAATGTTGAAGAGGGTGGTCTTACATTTTTAAACCCTTCTGAATTTAATACAAGTGAGGTTGGGGGTACTACTTTAGAGGCTTATTCTTTATTTGGTAGGGATTCTATTTCTTTAACATCTTACTCTAATTCTATTACGCCTACGTTGATACCGACTACGACTAAAGGTTCTTATTCTCATCAAGTTTTAGGGTCTGGAGAGTCTGCTTCGCATGGGTTTGTAGGCCCATCTTTATTAACTAGTTTGAGTTATAGTTCAGGTAGAGGCGCAACTAAATATGCTTTAGATGATGTTCCTAATTTGGGCCTTAGAAAAGCTACAGTAGCTTTAAGAGTTGATTTAGATAGTTCTTTTTTAATTGAGGATAAAATTTATGGTGCAATTATTAAAGAAGAAGAGACTTCAGAGAGTTTTAGTGAGGCTTTTGCGCTTATTTCTGAGGCTAGTCTAGGTCTTGTCGGAATAGGGTTTGCTAATGCATCGAATAATACTTTTGATATAACTTTTAATAGTACTGAAACATACCCTCCGAATACTGTATTTGCTTGGATAGAACCTTATTCAGGTATGTTTTATTTATTTAAGGTCGACTCTGATGACTCTGGGCTTATCGTTAATCATAATAGTACTTACAATCTTTCAGTTACTCCATTAGCCAATCAAGTTTCAGATTTAACTAGTATTGCTTCAGAAGGGGGTCAATATATTTATCGCGTATTTGATCCTACTTTTAATGTTTTGGTTTATGGATCGAGTACTTCTCCGAACTTTCTTATTCCAGACAATTTTACTTTTGATGTTAGCACTAATTCTACTACTTCGTATGCAGCAATGGATCATACATCGGATTTAGATCCAGTTCAGTTAGATATTGCATTTTCTTGGGATCAGTCTACTGTTACTAATGGAAATCGAAATGCTAATGTAGGTGTTACTTTACGTACAAAATATGGGGGTCAAGAGAGGGACTCATCTAGCATTTATTGGGTTGATGATAATCATTTTAATTTGGAGGGTTACCCTTATTCTTTGCTTTTAGGAGGCCCAGGGAGGTATAACTGGGAGCAACTTAGTAATACTTTTTCTTTTACGTTATCTAGAAATACTGGTAATTATGGTGGAGTAGCTAGACAGTTTAATTATTCTTCGATTACTGTTTCTTCAGGGTATTTTTCGAGTGCTGTTACGGGGCAGGAATTTGACTCTTTATTTGCTTTTACTAATCCAGATACTTTGATAGCAGCTTCTGTTGATTTTCCTCAAACAGATCCTCAAAATAATAATGTTTCAGAATTTACTTCTGGTACAACAGGGGAAGGTAGCGATATTTTTCCTTATGGTTATACAACTCATCAGAATGTTTATCGTCTTTTTAATGGCGAGTATTTATTAATGGAGAGACTACCTCTTTGGGTTCCTGATATTTCTTATACTATTATAGATCCTGATTCTGGCGATATGATTATTTATGATAATACTGGTGGACTAGATAACGATAGTTTTACTGTTACTCTTGGTAGTGATCTTCAGGCCTCATTTTTTCGTCCAGAGTTTACTGTTTTTACTACAGGCGATATTGTCAGATTTAGGCAGGGGTATAATACGCCAGATATTTATTATAGGTACTTAGGTTTTCGTAAATTGATTTTTGGCTCAGTTAATTCTCAGACATTTTATTTTAAAAATTCTCCAAGTCCTACTGCAACTGACGAGATAGAAGCTATTTTCACTGATGCTAACAGACTGACTATTGATCCTGAATTTTGGGAAGAAGTTACAAATATAGATTTTGTAAATAAAAAGGTCTACGATAAAGTTTTAGATGAGAATTTAGGGGATCAATCAAATTCGTTTTTTCAGTCTAGTGTTACAGG